ATAAAAAAATATTAGAATATACATATAATAGACCAAATAAATATATTAGAAAAGTTTCTAATAGAATAAAAACATTGAAAAGATATAAAAATTAATCGGCGTTTTAAATGTGCAAAGGTGTAAATATTTATGTATTTTAATATTAGAAACATTATTTTTAGTAGTAGTATTATAAAAATCTAGATGTTTATTGTATTTAGTATCATCTAATTTTGTCATATCAGGAATCCATAATTTTTTTGAATTTTTTGTAGTTGTATTATTAAAAAAAGGTTCAACTTTTTTAATTTGTTCATTGTATTCTAATATATCATTAGAATAATCAATTATATCAGGCGGTGCAGAATGATCAATTAAAGAATAATTAATCATTGTTGCTTACTCTTTCATATATAGATATCTTTATATTAAATAAATGAATTAAAATAATAATTAAAAAACTTAAAAATATAGAAAAAATAATGTGTTGTCGTTGTATGATATTTATACATTTTATATATTTTTCACCACCTGTTAGGAAAAAGCCCGGGCAAATACGAAATCCACAATGTCGATACATTATCCATATTCATAAGAAATATTCAACACCAGAAACTAATAAGCAAATCCTGCTAGATAAATTGTAATTCCTCTTAACATATAGTACTTATAAAATTGATTTTTATTGATACATCATTCAACATCATTCATCATATATCATACATCATACATCATATATCATACATCATATATCATACATCAACAACAATTATATAATTTTTAATTTAGAATGGTAAACAGAACAATTTCAACTGGTATCCTATGTGTATTTGGTTGTGTGTGTTTTATGGCATCTATTAAATTTACAAATAACGCTACTAAAATGTCATATGATATTAAATTGAGAGAAAAGCTTCATAAAGACTATATTGCAAAGATGTTGCTAGATGTAGTGTAGAATAATGCGTTCTGTTTTTATTAGCTTTTTATTTTTATTTTCTAAATATATCTAGCCATATCTAGCCATATCTAGAGAACTTGACAATTCTAGAAATGGATTCGCAGAATGATTTGACAGGTGATGCTAGGATGAGAAGGGTTGGTACCCGTGAAGAAGTTTTTAAAGGTCTAGCAGTTCGGACTGCAGGTGGATTGAAAAAAGAAGATATAATAGCAAAACAATTTGGCACTAAAACACTATATATAAGCAAGCGACTAAGTGATAGAATGCGCGAAAATTTTCAGCAAGCCAATAATTTCAGAAAACGTGTCCGCAAGACTCTAGTGGCAACTAACAATCCTCATAATCCTGATCTAAAACTAGCAGGTACCGATGTAAAAGCACCGCACGGAAAAACTTTAAAATTCAAAGTTAATGATAACACTGTGAAGAATGTGTATTACAAGGAACTGCAGGGTATGAATTTGAAAAAATTAAAAGATGAATTAAAGCAAGAAGAAGCAGAAGAAGATTTGGGAATGCCAGTCGCACGAGAATTCAAAATAGAAGATGTTCCAGAGATTTCCCTAGATAATTTAGAATGAGTTTTATCTGGTTTGTTAGTTGTTAGTTGTTTGTAGTTACATTATCTAATTTATCAATAACGCTAATAGTTTTGCCTACCATAGCTACTGGCCACATTAAACCGGAAAGCAATCCTATTGCAAATCCAAGTCCGCACTGCCCACTATCCCTTAAACGACTATCCCTTAAACGACTATCCCTTAAACGACTATCCCTTAAACGGTTATAGGCGTTTTAACGCCATAAATTAGGGATGCAATAAAGGTGGAAAACTTTAGTTTTTCACTGCTATCCGCATAACCGTTTTGGATTTTTTAAAAAATTCAAAACCGGTTAAAGGATACTACAAAAAATTCAATTTAATAATTCGGTAATTTTATCCATAATCTTGCAATATGATTTGTCTAGAATATATTTTGCAGCATCTGGATTATCTGTTTTACGTTTTGCCTTATTGCCACCACTGCTAGATACTTTTATTAAATCGCTGTTATCATTTTGAAAACGTTTTAAATCATAATACAAACTAGGAATATCTCCTTCAAATGATGTAAGGAAATCCGTGTTTAGAAGTTTCCTATTACCGACTTGTTCTTGTCGCATAAAATTATATTGGGTATGATGCCCTAGTTTAAATTCTTGAATATTGGCACCTACACTATTAGCTTGGTTTATAATATTTGCAGGTGTGGCTACACTAAATATATCAAAATAATCTAGAAGCTCCCAATTTTTATCTATAAATATGGAATTATTCATTAAATCTGCATTTCTTATTGACTGATATGATTTTACTAGATTCTTATAAGCTTTTAAAAAAGTATCTTTATTTTTTGGTTCTTTTGCCTTTTCCTGGATTTTAGATAAAACTGGTATTATATTATTGTAAAAGTTCATAAAATACAGGTTAGAATCACCAGAACAGAAGTATCGGATTATATCTAAATTAGTCTTATTAGTTAGAAAATAATTAATTTTATCTAGAGGTGTGTCACCGATATCATTAATTGTTCTTATGAGAGCTTGTCGTGCGTTATCTTCCTGTCGATGGATATTTATTTCCGGGTCTGTAGATACCGATGATGGAACTATTTGCAACTTATTATAATTATAATAAGCATAACATAAATGAATAACTTGCCTATAATCACCATTTGCAGTCGTTATTATATCATCTCTAGCAGTATTATCTAATTGAAAACCCTCCGCTTTAGTAATACGTGTAATTAATTTATTTAAATCATTTGATGCTGGTTTGTCAATATGCAATAAAATCCCATATCGGAGTAATGCTTGAATTTTTTTCTCTTTAATACTATTACTGGTGCAAATTACAGGACAAACCCATTTAATTTTATCCTTATCATTACCCTTATCATTACCCTTATCATTACCCTTATCATTACCCTTATCCCTTGCAGTCGGACTAGATTTCTTACCTTTTTTCCGTATAGTTGCCGGTTTGGATATCACTATATCAATTAATTCTTGAATGCCTGATGATTCGGTCATTCCGTTCAAACCATCAATCTCATCCATAATAATTGCTGTCTTTTTGAACCGATTTTTATTATCTAAAGCTATACTAACTCCTGATATACCACCAATCATATCTTGAATCTGTTTCTTGCTACGGGTATCACTTGCATTACATTCTATAATTTCATAACCATACTTCTGCAAGATTAGATGTGCTAGAGTGGTTTTTCCAACACCTGCAGTTCCATAGAGAATTAAAAAAGGTTTAGGATCTACATCAGACTTATCGCTTAAATTATCAAGCCATTCTTTAACCTTATCTAGCTGGTTCTTTTGTATATAATATTCGGCTAATGTTTTGGGGCGATATTTTTCAGTCCATATTAAATCTTGATTATTTGGTACACTAGTGGATTCCATTTTGTATTTATTTTATCTAGCAGATAATTTGCTTTATACTTTATACTATAAAAACTATACAAAAAATACAAAAAATACAAAAATTAGTGAAAAAATAATAGACTTACTTTAATGGCGACCACCGCCACCAATGTTACCAGCCATATGGATGCTACCAGGTTGGATACCACCGTGAACAATGTCTCCACTGCTAGGTAATCGATGAGGCCATCGGCGATTGCCACCTCCATACCAACCACCCCACCACCAATAGGGGTCATAAAATAATGCAGGATCATAATAATATTCTTCATCTAGAGGATAACCGGGAGCTAGAACCTCATCTGGTTGTAGTACCACCGGAGCCTGTTCTGCTAGATGTGATGTAGTCATAGGCAAACTATTAGAAAAAGTATTAGGTGATGGTGATGGTATCATGGATGTATCATTATGTAAAAAGAAATAAACCAGAATGATAACTATGATAACTAGAAGAACTATTAGGATTGTATCCATTATTTATTACTATTCTTTCTACGGTGTTAAATTACTGTACCCTAGCACTTAAGATATGTAAAGAAAAAGAAAAAAAGTTAATTCATAAAGCTTTTAACATACTTGCACATTGATGCCGGCGATTATTACTTAGCAAATAAATAAAATCGCGATTAATATCAGGAATATTAATAACACCACTTGCACCAATACCCAATTCAATGAATTCTTTAGTAATTGCAGGAAATTCACCTAGCATTACTTCTGGTATTCCTAGTTCCTGAAATTTTGCCATAATTTTATCTACTTCTACCTGCCGTTCTTCTCGTGTTCGCTTATTAGCCTCTTGCTTTGCCAGTTTAGCTTCTCTAGCAAGCCGTTTTGCAGTTTTTGTTGGTTGGGTAGTGGTTATCGTTGGTGAGGTATTCATTCTAGTAAATCGATATGGATACTAACTATTCTAGCTATTCTAGAAGAACAAGAAAAAGAAACAACAAATACGAAAGAGAATTTATCACTTACAAATCACCGCGCATAGAGTCAATAAGTGCCTCTTTATAATCATAATCAGGTATTAATTTCTAGCTGTGGATATTCTGCCTTGATTCTATTAAATTCATTATGCGTTTCAAAAATATTTAATTTCTTTAATGATTTTGGTAGGTGGTTAATTATTGATAAATTTGTATCATATTCTAACTCTATATGTTCAATATTACTATTAGCAACTGCGTCTAGAGACCCACTATATATACCAAGTGATATATATTTCAAACTAGCAGGTAAATTAACTAGCTTATATTTAATATCATAATATCCAGAAATATAAAGTTTAACTAAGTTTGGTGGATATTCTAAAATTGTATTTTCGAAAAAATTAGGAATATATAATTCTTCTAGATGAATTAATCTTTTTAAAATACCTTCTAGATTAGATATTTTTATATCAGGCAATTCAAGTATACGAATTGATAGTGGTAAATTAATTAGATTAAAATGTTTATTTAGTTGTTCTAACTTTTCTTGGCTTGATATATAATGTCCAACCCTAGAATTATCCCTTATAAATACTTTTTCTAATTCAGGAGGATAATCTACTATTTCTTCAGCAGTGAATGTATAGGAAGAAAACTCTAATGATTTTAATTTAATAGGTAAATTATATGATGATTGATTAGAAATACTATACAAATTTAAAATTTTAAGTGATTCAGGAAGAAAATTTATAGGTTTTTCATATTTTATAATAGTATTAATACCATTAAATTCTAAATGATATAAATTAGTAGGTAAATTATCTAAAGGGAATTTATATTGATTATATTCATCACTCCAAATACTTAATACTTCTATATTTTGTGGTAAATTATTTAAAGGAAATTTATAAGAGCACAAAATCTCTAACACTATAATACCATTAGGTAGTGGTGGTAATGGATAATCCCTATCCCATTCGTCTATTACTATATATTGGTATTTATCTAGAGATGCAAAATCTTGAAATTTATTATCTATTCTAATTTTAAACATTTTTAATTCTAATATTTCAAAATAAGGTATATCCAAATAATTAAAACTCATTCTAGAACTAGAAGACTGTTATAAAATATGGATATGGATTTCAATGTTGTTATAATTGATATGATGTTATGATGTTATGATCTTATGATTATTATTTTCAATTTTTTATTTTGCAAGATTTCCTAGCTAGTTGAATAATTTATTAACTAATTTGGCAAAAAATAGAAAAATAAACAACAAATACGAAAGAGAATGTATCATTTACCAATCACTGCGCATAGAGTCAATAAGTGCCTCTTCATAATCATAATCTTGTCTTATATTTATTTTGATGTGTGTAGTTTCTTTTATGATTTTATGAATTTCAAAATGTGTTTTGATAATACTTAATTCTTTTAATGATTTTGGCAAGTAGTTAAATATAGCTAACTCCCTATTATCAACACGATCTATATGTTCAATATTACTATTAGCAACTGCGTCTAGAGACTCATTATACATACCAAGTGATATATATTTCAAACTAGCAGGTAAATTAACTAGCTTATGTTTAATACCATAATATCCAGAAATATAAAGTTTAACTAAGTTTGGTGGATATTCTAGAATTGGATCTTCAGAATAATTAGAAATATATAATTCTTCTAGATGAACTAATCTTTTTAGAAAAATGTCTAGATTAGATATATTTATATCAGGCAATTCAAGAATTCGAACAGACAACGGTATATTAATTAGGTTAAAATATCTTTCTTTTTCTTCTAGTTCTTTAAAGCTCGGTATTCCAGAATAAGTTAGACGCAGATATAAATATAATTGTTCTAATTCAGGAGGATAATTTACTATTTCATCTGTGAAAGTATCGCTAGAAAAGTGTAAAAATTTTAATCCAATAGGTAAATTACAAGATGATTGATTTATTACATTTTCCAAGTTTAATATTTTTACTGATTCCGGAAGACTATTTAGTGAATTCTTGTATTCACTAATAGAATGTAGGAAATTTAATTTATATAAATTAATGGGTAAATTTTCCAAAGGATATTTGTATGTAGAATATAGGCATAAAACTTCTATGCTAGATGGTAAATTATTTAAAGGAAATTTATAATCACACAAAATCTCTAACACTATAATACCATTAGGTAGTGGTGGTAATGGATAATCCCTATCCCATTTGGCAACAGTTATATATAAATATTTATCTAGAGATGCAAAATCTTTAAAAGTATTATCAATTATTATTTTAGATTCTATTAGTTCTGGTATATTAAAATATGAAGTTTTCAAATAATCAAAACTCATTCTATAACTAGCAGACAGTTACAAAATATAAATTTGAATTTATTAATGATAATTGTATGATGAATTATTTTCAATTTTTATTTTGTAATTATTTTTGACTAGCTAGCTAGATGAATAATTTATTAGCTGGTTAGGCAAAAAATAGAAAAAGCTAGTTATATAATAGATATCTAGCTCTATCTAAACTTGTGAATGGGTGCTGGAACTTTAGTTGAGCTTATTGCCCGTGGAAATCAGGATGCTTTCCTAATAGGCAATCCTCAATTTTCCTATTTCAAGTCAGTTTATCGTCGTCATACTAATTTTGCAATTGAACCCATACGTCAGATATTTAGCGAATCCCCAGATTTTGGAAAACGTGTTGTCTGCACTATTGAAAAGAAAGGCGATTTATTAAGTGATATCCTTCTAGAGGTAGAATTACCTGCCCTGGAACAGAATATTAGTTGGACTAATGGGGTTGGATATTTTATGATAGATACAGTTGAATTACAACTTGGTGGTGAACCAATTGACCGAATTAGTGGCGATTTAATGGATGCATGGATGGAACTCACCACTCAGCTCGGAATCAAGAATACATTGTACTCTATGATTGGTAAGCAAACATCATTCAATAAGAATTCCCAAAATGGTGTTTTGAAGTTGCTAGTTCCATTACCATTTTGGTTTACTCGAAGTATTGAACGAGCATTACCGCTAATTTCTATGCAATATATTGATATACGGGTAGTGATTATATTTAAATCTTTTAATCAATGTTGGTGGAAACTTACAGAAGATACTCCCGCCACCATACCAAGCATAACTCGTGCCAATCTTATTTGTAATTACGTTTATCTAGATGTATTTGAACGTCAGAAGATGGCCGCAAATCCAATGTTTGAATACTTGATTGAACAATTTCAAATTGCACCGGTAAGTGGTATTGCCGCAAATACAATGAATTATGTAGCCCAGGTGAATTTTAATCACCCAGTAAAGGAACTTATTTGGATGTATCGGACTCTAAATGCTACCAATGCTAACGATTACTATAATTACGCTAATATATTAGATTATTTTACACCCCACGAAATAACATATGCACCTTTTGATTCACTCCAGATTCGCTTTAATGGTAATGACCGTTTTGAAATGTTACCATCTAGCTTCTTTTATCTCTATCAGCCATATAGAGTACATTCGTGTGGCACCTCGCAATATATACATGTATACAGTTTTGCACTTACTCCTGAAGGTGTACAACCATCCGGGACTTGTAATTTCAGCAAACTAGATAATGTAACTATGAATTTTTCCTGTGCTCCAAACTTACAAGATGGCCAGTTATATATCTTCGCAACGAATTATAATATTTTGCGAATACAATCTGGTATGGCTGGTTTAATGTTTAGTAGCTAATAGTAAATAATTTTATTGATAAAACTTAGAATCTTTATTTTGCAAAATAGTAAAATAGTAAAAACCATAATTATTAAAAAAAATTGAAAAACAAGCACTACAACACTAAAACATTTTACTTTTCTGAAGTGAAAGGTTTTCTGACACAACTCAGATTTGATGGCACACGGATTTAACTCTGACTATGACACTGATACAGAAGAAAATGAGTTGAATATCGAGGAAGAGGAACTAAATCAAGAAGTTTTTATTGAAACGGGTCTGCCCGATACTATGCTAGGAAATCAGATTGAGCCATATATCTCAGAAGGTATACCTGGTATCCTAGATGGATATAATCATAAGGTGCTTACTCTAGAAGAACTACAGAATGCTATGAGACATACTCTCCAAAGTGCTGGGTATACTGAATTATGCCAGCAACGGATTGACAGCATACTTAACAACTATCGATTCGTAATTATGAATATTTTGAATTTTTCACCATATAGATATAGAGGTGGAGAAAAATTCAAAATTCTTAATAATAATATACGGCTTTTGTCATTCAAGAACCGTATGTGTAATTATAAACGTGGTATTTTAAGATACTTAGTATTTCGTAAAGGTGTTGGATTTCGCATTATTCTTGCAATCCCGCCTAGGCATTCGTGCTTTGGATATACTGCATCGCAGATTAACTTTGCGCATTGTGTAGATGCATTCCCCACGTACGAATATTATAATCGTATAGAAAAGGGTGTTTACGAAGATATAAACCACTCCTTACCTAGAAATATCGGATTTTATTGGTGGTTTTTAGAATTCACTCTTACCCAGACAGATTATCTACAATTCACTGACATTTTTGACATCTTAATCAATCATCAGGATATTAATTTGTTATACAGCACGCCTATTTTCTCCTGGAGATCTGCATTAGATGACATTGCATCTTATATTAATATTATCTGGAATAAGCACGAGGAAATTACCGGATCACCCTATACCGAGCGCAAAACATCATCACAAAAGAACGCACGCCATCGGAAAAAAAACAAACGCCGTTTGCAAGCTAACGGCATTTCTCTTGTTCGATAACTATTCAATTTTAGTATTTTTCTGTTTTGTTTTGTTTTTATTTGATGTTATTTGGTGTAATTTGGTTTTTATTTATTTTTCTTTTTTCTTTATATTACATCAAACAAAATATAGTAATTTAGATTTCATCAATGATATTGATGCTAGTTAGCATGGTTTTACGACAACAGAGCCTGTGAAGTCCGAGTTCATCCATAATTTCACCTGCAATAGTCTTTTTAACATCTTGAATGTTTATATTGATAACTAGAGGGTCAGCATCGCTTTTCATTGCTAGTTTCTTACGCAGGAGTTCGCGCTCATAATATTCATATTTATCCGATAGCAATTTGCCACAAGTAAAACAACGAACCGGGATAATCATTCTTGAAGTCGGTTATTAATATATGTTATCTAATTTGTAGATTTATATATTTTTATGTATTTTATTTTATTTGATTATAATTTCAATTTTTTATTAGGATTTGTAATCAATCAAATAAATTACCTTTTGCATTTAATAAAATTAATTGCGTTGTTGTTGTAGGCGGTGTTGATAGTGTTGCATTTGCAGTTGTAATTGCATTTTGAGATCTTAAATTTATTAGTGAAGTATTAGTGGGTGTGGTATTTGCATTATTATTTTGCAGTTTAGGAAGAATAACTGTAAATAATATTGGAAGAAAAACTGCAGATACAACTACAATAATTCCAATTATATAGAGAATATAATTTGGCACTATTAAATTTAAAATTTTCATCTTTCTTATTTATTAAACTTATTTATTACAAATATTTTTTTTTAATTATTGATTATATGCACTAGGTTCATATGTCTCTGGTATCTTGTTATAAAACATAGTATAATCTTCAGGTGCAACTTCATTAACTTTAGCTGCAACAAATGTATTTAATTTCTTATTCAGATCTGCAAATTCTTTTTGTAATTCTGCTAGAGTATAATTAGTAGTATCATCTAATCCCAAGAAGATGAATATATTTAAAGTATCATCAAATTGGCGTTCTGCTAGAAGTAATTCATTATATGATTGTTGTGGGTATATTTTTTCATTAACTGTATTATAAGCATTAAAGAAAATTCGGGACATTTTAACTTGTAATTTACGGGCAAGGAAATTTCTCTGGATTGGGTCATCAGTTTTAATACTAAGTGTAAACCTAATAACTTTCTCTAGGAATAATTTATAATCTAGCAGAACTGGTATGGCATTTATCATAGTCTCTAGAGATATATCCTTGTTTCCTAGTCGCATTTTGAATCGCTTATCTAGATTATAATCTTCCACTTTGAGACTAACTCCACTTGATTGATTAATTGAATTGCTAGCGGCTGCCATACCTCGTATATATGACGGAAAAAATGTCATATCAGAATTGGTATCTTCTCCACAATACACCTGGTTATCATTGGTACAAGGATTTGCAGTGAATGCTTCTGTTGCCTGAGATTGTAACCAAGTTATAAATTCACGAGGATTTGTAAATCGAGCACGGTAGAACCGATATGCTAGATATACTAGAACTAGAATTGCAATTAGTTCTGGTTGTTTTCTAATAATGAAGATTAGGAAGACTATTATAAGTGTAATAAAAACAAGATTTTCATCTAGCATTTTGCCTGTTGCGAGCGTGTGGTGTGCGGGTGTGGGTATAAGTATGTTTGCAACTACTAATTAAGCATATTGTTTTTTTTAATTTATTTTATTATTTATTTTATTATTTATTTGGATTTTTACATCTTTATATAAAATTTTCACTAGATAAATTGTTAGAACAAAAAATATAAAAAATCATAAATTACAAACAAATTACAAACATATATTACTATCATTTACTCTCAGTTAAATAACATTCTTTTATCAAGCTTTTGTTATAAAACGTCATTCGAAATGATAAATAATATTTTGTATATTTATTGCAAAATGTTATCTAGATATTCTGAATAATCTTCTTCTATTTTTGCATCAATAGTATATGTTGATTTCTTTAGTATTTTCATACCATCATCATTATTTGTCATTGCTGAAATAATATAATATTGGTCAGGCCATGCTTGATAAGTATTTTCAAAAATATCACCCCATGGATCTATAAGCACTCTAATTGAAGATTTATTAACATTGCAATCAATATTAAACTCATTAATAAAAGTATTGAAACGTGTTATACGATCTTCTAAAGTATGTTGAATATCTGGATGATTGTCCATTCCTAAAGGCCAAAATTTTGAATGCGCTTCTTGAATTTGTACTAATATTATACGATAATTACTGTTTTCTAATCTTGGTATTAAATCTATTATTTTATTAATACGCAAGAGAAATGGAGGTCAGCTAAGCGAAAACGCACATAATATATGATTTTTATTTGGATACTCTGAAATAACATCAAATAAAGTTGTTGATTTTTTACTATTGTCTTTATCTAATTCCAATAATTCAGTATTTATAGCATTATCACCAATTTTTAATTTCGGTGTAGTATAATATAATAAACGATTTTCACGCATATAGTATACACTTGTCAATATTTCCTTATCATAATCTGTTGATGAATTATAATAATGATGGAAAATTGTTCTATAAACTGCTAAATCTTTTGATGTGCTAGAATAACCAAAATGTTGCAAAGTCATTCTTTGAATTGTTTTACTCCCATCTAAACTAAATATATTATTTTTACCAATATCTTTTAAAATTTCCTGCCCTTGTGAACTCATATATAATTCATCTTCATATTTTAATATCTTTAGAATTAATTCACGATTTAATATATCATTTTCTGTAAATGACTTATTACTATCACTACCAACACCCATATTATATGTTTAACACCTTAGATAATTAAAATTCCAATATTTATATTTATTTTTATATTTATTTTTATATTTATTTTTGTATAAATTAAAATTTAATAACCTAAAGGCATAAAAATTCTAATATTATAAAATATATAAGATATAATAAAAATGTCTGCATCTAGAATTATATCATACACAGAGGCACTAAATATTGTAAATAATGGTAATTATTATACTAAGGATGCTAATAATGTTGATATGCATATAGGTAATATAGTATGTGATTATTGTAATACTAGTAAATTAGTGGGTGCGTGGAAATTAGATCAGCAATCTGATGTTGATTTATGTATGAATTGCTTTATTACTTTACGTAATGCTCCTGTTATGGGACTATCAAGCTTACCTATTAATCCCCCCAAAAGTAATCTATTTCCGACAGCAATGACAAAGATGATGCAAGATAGCGTTAGACCAAAATTGGAAACAATGACATACATGATGCAAGATAGCGTTATACCAACAAGAAGACCAATGCTAACAAATAATTTTGAACCCGAAGGATTTATTATGTCTAATAAAAAGTTTTATAATTTAACATTAGATGATCAACAACAATCAACACAACAACTAACACAACCACTAACACAACCACCAATACAACAAAAAACACAAAGGCCACTAACAAGAATGTGTCAAGATTCTAACACTAAATATTACTAATTTATATATCAACAATATGTTGATATCTAGTCAAGTTTTTTATATTTTTACATTGTTATAATGATTTACAATTTATGAATATTAGTTTTTAACTGCTTGATTAAAAGATACTGTTAGGAAAAATATGTTTCCTCTAGCATAATTATAAGATGGTGATGCTAAAAATATAAATTACTAGAATAGGTTAAAACGAACTTGCTTGAATAATTCATCTAGCTGTTTATTCGTTTCTGTAGAAATATTAGATGTATATATATATCGCGATATATATCCACGAATAGCCTCTTCATTTTTATCCAGAAGAACATTTATATCATTTGAAATTTCTTCTAAATTTGGAGGAATATTTATATTTGTTTTTGGGAATTTAATTTTATCCATTACAAAAGCAACCAAAAATAAAAATACAAAAATAAGAACTAATAATCAATTTTTTCAGCAAACCTACGGTTTTCTGAAACTTTCCCTTAATTAAATATAATTAATTTTTTCAGCAAACCTACGGTTTTCTGAAACTTTCCCTTAATTAAATATAATTAATTTTTTCAGCAAACCTACGGTTTTCTGAACCCATTTTTTTATATAGTAATACAATATAATTTTTTATTCTTTCTTGGCTAAGGAATCCATAAATTTTCTAACATCTAGTTTAACTGTGACATCTTTCTTACCAATATAGACAGGGTGCTCTAAATCAAATGTATATATATTATTAGCATTATCTATTAGAACTTTCTCACCTTCTACAATATCTTCCCAAAGTGTAATATATTCATTATCATATTGTCGCGGGTCAAACTGAATCTTAGACTTACGACCACGTTTAGATACTTTTAACGACTTAGATAAACCTAGTTCAGTAGTATTCTTTTTTAAACAAGTTGATTTCAAACCATTTGATTTTAAACTATTTGATTGTGTTGTGGATTCTTCTGCTGATTCTTTAACTAATTCTAAATTATGGTCTGGAGCGTGGTCTGGAGCGTGGTCTAGAGTAATATTTGCATTTTCTTTTTGCTTTTGCAGTAGGATAGGTTTGATAGGTTCGATAGGTTCGTGTTCCACCCGAGATGATCCTTCTAGAGGGATATCTACACGACCATTAGATAATTTTTTAATATGATTCTTGCAAAAATCATTATTATTATATTTCTTCCTAGTACATTGAGTACCATCAATTTTACGTCCTAAACAAATTGTATCATCCATCTCAGATAGATTTCCAATACTACGACACCTTTTTCGCAGATTACTATTATATTCTTTAATTAAAGTAGGAACAGTTTCCAATAATACATTTTTAATTATTTCATCAGGTATAGTATAATTTGCTGATTCGAATAACTCTTTAGAAAGAGCATCAATGGATTTATAAGTTATAAAGAAGAACGACATCTGTTGCTTATTATCAAATTTTACTAGCTTTTTATCCAGAATACTATCTAGCTTGATTTTAATGTTTTCATCTTTACTGTCAATAACATACTGTTTTTCATTACTGGTCTCTAGTTTTTCCTCTATCTTAGACCTTGCTTTCGACACCACCTTCGACTTAGTTTTCGACTGTTTTTTATTATTAACAGTATTCATTTTCTAAATATACAGCAAATTCGCAATAATAATTATTAGAAAAATATGTTTAAATCAATTTTTTGTAATAATAAAAAAAATAAAATAATATAAAGAAGGGAAAGATTAGGAAATGCGCTTTGCGCATTAATCCTTAAGAAAAAGCTAGCTTTTTCTTTCGGAAAACCGTAGGTTTGCTGATAGGGAAAAGTTCGGAAATTAAGGGAAAGGTTCGGAAATGCGCTTTGCGCATTAATTCTTAAGAAAAAGCTAGCTTTTTCTTTCGGAAAACCGTAGGTTTGCTGACTTAATGGGTATTACATTCTACAGGTCCTGGCATATTAAATCCACCTGCATTACTTATATCTTCATCATCTGCATCGTGTTGAAATTGTGCATTTGGTCTAGAAGATGATGTAGAATGATTTGCATCTTGAAATGGTTCCATAGTATAAAGTGTAAGCTCAGTTTCTGGTGTTTTTTCCAATTGCATATCCCAAATCTGTTTTTTTAGTGTTGGAAGAATCTTTATTAAATATTTTGCGCGCTCTTTATCTAGCGTCTGTGGAAATTGTACATCAAATATAATAATCAAGTCGCCTTTGACTAAGTTATCTTGAAGATTAGGCATACCCTCGCCGTGAATAACCATTTTCTGATTGGGATGGATAATATTCTCATATGCAACTTTAATTACTCGCTCATCTAAATGTTTGAAATAAATCACTGTACCGGTGAGGGCGTCTAGGAGAGATATAGAACGCTTCATAATTAAGTTATCCCCCTCCCTTTGAAATCCTGCATCTTCATTCTTACTATTTACAAACACCACTAAATCACCAACATCTTTGAAATCAGGATGCCAATCCGATTCATTCTTAAAAGTAATAATTGTTCCCGGTTGTGAACCAGGTCGTACATAGCAATCTAAATGTCGCTTAATTCCTACAGATTTCTTGCCATAACAGGTAGCGCATTCATTACCAGGTTTAATCATTTTACCTTTCCCGGCACAAGCACCGCAAGGCTGGACTATTTGCTGAATCATTGGTCCCATTTGCATCATTTTAACAATGCGTCCCTGACCATTGCAACCACTACACGTAATCACGGATTCCGCATTCTTAGCACCTCGACCCTGGCAAGTATCACAACATACCATTTTAACAAAATCAATAGGAACTTGCTTACCCAGATAAACTTCCGCTAGTGAAAGATTTACAGTAAGCTTCTTATCCGGACTCTTCCTAGAACTTTCAGCACCATTACCACGATTAACGCCACCAAAAAAACCAGGAAAACCACCACCACCAGCAGCACCACCACCACCTTTAAATAAATTTTCAAATATATCAAAAGGATTCATACCAGATCCTCCTGGTTGTTCTCCATCACTATCAATTACACCAAATTGGTCGTATCGATTCCGGCTTTCCGGGTCAGTTAATATTTTTGCTGCCTTATTTAATTCTTGGAACTGCTTATTAGCCTGTTCTTGATTATTTGGATTACGGTCAGGATGTAATTTCACTGCTTTCTTTTTATAAGCTTTTTTAATTTCTTCCTCAGTAGCTGTTCTAGGAACACCAATTATTTCATATAAATCAGGTTTATTATTACTAGAAGACTCCATTTACAAATAAACTTATCCTAAACTTAGAAAATTACTTTAGTTCTAGAGTACTTTGTTTATGTTAAATAATTTTATTCATAAACCGTGCCGCAAAAAATAAATAAAATTAGAAAGTAAGTAATGTATGAAAAATGTTACGTAGTTATAACTTCACCTCTAGTAGGCAATTTCAATTTGGCTATACAACCAATACTACCAATACTACTAATATAACTAATACAACCAATATAACTAATATAACAAATATAACTAATCAAGATGCTAGAATATTAAATCAAATAGAAACGGAAATAAATAATTTGGTATCTAGAAACAAATCATTAAGACAAGGTTTCTTAGATACAACACATTATACTTTAGTAATTGAACGGAAGCTTAGTTTAATTGTTAAGAATATATTAAATCAATATGATATAGGTCATTTCGAACGGACAAAATGGTGTGGTATACGAAAATATACAGTAATTACATTTGATAAAATACTTCCTAGGATCATATCTAATCCGAATAGAAATTTTTTAACACCTCTAGAGCAAATGGTAAGCAATGCAATAAATATAAAAATACCAAATACGAATATGCCAACAAACGATACATATAAACATAATTATTTACATCCGGAAAACAAAGCCCAATCACGAAAACTAAGAGGCATTTATAATGGGTGAAATTGCTCTAAATGGTTAATTTAGTATCTAGCATATCTATTTCCATCTCTAGAAAATTCATAATTGAATTACTAATGCACGGTGCCTTTGATTTTAAATCGGGTTGTTCTTTTACCAAATGAATAATTAATATATCTAGACCTATTTTAAAAAGTTGTATCCCATTACGTAAAATACCAATCATATGAGCCCTAGATTTATTCCATATTAGTATAAAATTATCTGGTTTATTATCATCATCAAGCGAATCACCAACTGAATAACCCACCGACTCGCATAATTCCATTATCTGTATAATAAATTCATCTAGCAGTGCATTATTTTCCCTAGAGTTATTTGCAATTTCCATCATTTTAGAATCTAAATATTCCTTTTCCAAATTTGCTAATACATCATTATCAATATAATTTGTATTCAATTTACCTAATTTATTTATTATTTTCATAATTAATAATGATAATGTGGATTTAGGTATCTTATTTGTAATAATTTCTGCTAGTTGTGAAATTTTAAAAAAAAAGAGATTATTGGAATTCTTGGAATTACTTCTAGTAGAATTAGTTTTATCACATTGAGTTAATTTATAATGGTTGTGCAAATTTAAATATAGAATAAATAGATGTATATTTAAGAATAATTCAATAGTGATGAGTTGATTTAATACTAGATTTAGTATATTACCAATTGTTTTTTCTAGAGGTGGTAAATAATCGTGCTTTTCCGTTTCATAAATACTATTTAATATTGATTCAGGAATATCTTCATCATAATGTAGTAGTTCTTTTAGGTGAGGATCAATATGTGGACTGAGAAATAAAATAACTAGATATGAAATTCTAGATAAGTCAAATATATTTACACGGATTAATTTTTTAATTATAGAATTAAATATATTATATTCTTTACTATTTTGAATTGCAAGAAGACTTTCTATTTCAGTTATTTTTTTTTCTTTTTTAATATTTTGTATATGTGACCATTCTGGAAATGATAAAAAATAAGGTTCACTTGCAGAGGGTATAGCCATTTAATATTTGATTATCCCACTATTAAATTAACTCTAGAAATAAGTATATCGGAAAATACATATCCTTTAACCGGTTTTGAATTTTTAAAAAAATCCAAAAAGGTTATGCGGATAGCGGTGAAAAACTAAAGTTTTCCACCTTTATTGCATCCCTAATTTATGGCGTTAAAACGCCAATAACCGTTTAAGGGATAAGCTACATAACTATCTAGCTAAATAGATAATAAAATTGAAATTATTTGATTATGTAATAAGTAATATTCTAGAATATTTTGTATCACAGTTAAATAAAAGAATAACAAATAAAATGTCAGGATTTCAAGAAGAAATCAATTCTAATGGTCATATTTTATACTGGTATAAATCAGATGCCAATATGCGAATGCAAACGCCGACTGTTCAGAATAAGATTCTAGGTATGGACTTAGATTGGACTCTAATAAAACCTATTAAAGGTAAGATTCATCCTCTAGATGAGCACGATTGGCAATTTCTATATCAATATCAAAAGGAACAGATGCGTGCTATTAGTGATAGGATTGCAGCTGGCTATAAATTAGTTATATTTACTAATCAAGGTGGTTTATTGGCTAAGAAATTTGGAAAGATGGATGTAGAAGGATTTAAAAGTCGATGGCATATTATCCTAGACCGATTAGAGAAAGAATATAATATTAAACCAACTGCGTTAATTGCAAGTTTATACGATGATTTTAATCGGAAACCATGCTGTGGAATGTGGGAGTTCCTAGAAGAACTGCTAGAAACTAAGTATAATATTAATGTAAATAGGAATGCTAGTTTATACGTTGGAGATATGGCTGGTAGGAAGGGAGATTATTCTGCTAGTGATTTATTATTTGCAATGAATCTAGGAGTAGAGTTTCAAGTCCCGGAAGTATTTTATGGTGTAGAAGGTGCTAGTTTGGCTAGCAATAAGACTGATTATCTAATTAAGCAAGTTCTAGAGGATGATAAAATATTCAATCCGAATAAGCCAATTACTAAGCAGGAGAGTCTAGCTAATAAACGGCAGAGTAAGATTAACGCTGCTACCCGGGACGAGATTCTAGCCCTTCTAGAAGATAAACATAAACAAAACCTGGTAATCTTTGTGGGTTCCCCTGCTTCTGGAAAAAGTTCCTGGTATGCTAGCAATCTGAAAGAGTTATCTGGGTCTAGATTAATATATCTAGGAATGGATACATTTAATGGTACACTAGCAAAATTTCATAAAGAAGTTGAAGCCGAATTAAAAAAAGGCAAAAATGTAGTAGTAGATAATACTAATGGAACTAGCAAGTCTAGAGAGAAATTAGCAGCTCTAGCAAAAGGAATTAATAAAGATATTCAAGTAATTGTGGTTCATTTTACAACGGAAAAAAGAGTTTGCTTACATTTAAATGCCTTGCGAACAAAGAAAGTGAATGTATGTGAATTGAGAAAGAAAGATAACTGTGGTCATAATGTTCCGGCAGTTGCAATACATACTTATTGGAAGCATTTTGAACCAGTGCAACTGGATAAGGAAACAAATATAGATGTTGTTTATACTTTGGAATGGGAACCAATTTTTAGAAATGAAAAAGATGAAAAGATTAATAAAATGTTTTTAAGCGTATGAATTAGATTTATGTGTTCTTTGTAGATTTAATTATGGTTGAGGGTTGGGTTGTGGTAGAGGTTTGGGTCGTGGTAGAGGTTTGGGTGGTCTTTTAGATCTTGGTATTTCTGGTAATGGACCATTGTTGTCATTTAGTGACATTACATTACCATATAGACCACCTGGTGACATTACATTACCATATAGACCAGCAGATGGAGCACTTGGCATATTCTTATATAAATGTTCCATTGTTGCAATTACTGCGCCCTCTTGCTGTTTAAGTTTTTCTTGATTATTCTTATTAAAGTTTTGTAATTTGGTTTTCATTTCTTCTAATAATTTTTGCTTCTCAGCTAAGATTGATATATGTTGTTGAACTTGTGTTTTTAATGTTTCATATTCCTTAGTTAATGTGTCACATCGTTTAATCTCATCTTGCTTTACTTTATTACTCATTCCGAATCCATAGTCTCTAAGGCTATCTAAACAAGCTGTGTTTTTAACTTCTTTTTCAACTAATTGTGATACTAATGTGTCCTTTTGGTTTTCCAATAATTTTATCTCAGCCTCAATTGCATTAACTATAACAGTATCTTGATTTCCATATATTTCTGAAACTTGAATTGCAGGAACAATAGCAGATTCCATTGATTTTTGCCTTTGCCATTCAATTGATTTTGCCGCAGCAGCTCTAGCAGTTGCGTTTGTGGATAAATCTACATACATATTTTCATAAGCTCGTGCTGCCGGTGCCGGTTCCGGTCCCGGTGCATGTTCTACATATGTAGGTTCCGATGATGGCATTTGTGATTTTACTGTATTTGCGGATTCATATAATGGATTTTCTGTCATTGAATTTGGAATTGGTGGCAGAGGAGTACCTAGTATTGATCCTGTCGAATCAGAACGTTTTAGTGCAGATGCATTACTTGTATTGGAACCTGATGGTAAATTAGATGTCTGTGTATTATTTTTTTTTTTTTTGCTGAATAGTGCACCTATTTGCGAAAATGCTTTTCTAGCACCACCTTTTTGTGTCAGTTTCCGATGCAATCTTTTATTTACAGTTTTGACAACCATTATTTGAAAAGACTGTTATTATAAAATATTGTTCTTAAAATATAATTAGAAAAAAATATGCTAGATAATTAGAAATACTTGTTCTAGAATGCCTTGTGAAAGCCACGGTGCCAAATGCAATAATAGTAAATTCTGCACAGCCACAGTAAATAACACTAATGTAGATAATGGTTTGATGACGAGATTGTGGGGCCCTAGTGGTTGGTTATTTTTGCATTGTGTTACATTTGGATATCCATATAAGATAGATGCCAATAATCCAGAACATTTAGCAAAACAAAATGACTATTATAGATTCTTTTATTATTTAGGAAAGGTGCTACCTTGTAAATATTGCCGGAATTCCTATGATGAGTTCTTTGCAACAAATTCCCCAATACGTCATATGGGTTCTAGAGAAGAGTTATCAAAATGGCTATACGATATACATAACCTAGTAAATGATAAGCTAGGAGTTCCGGTATGCGAACGCCCAACTTTCGATGAAATAAAATCACGTTATGAGAGTTTTCGCGCAGCCTGTAAACCACTTACAGACAAAGAACGCAATGATAAAGCAGGAAAAGGTTGCATTGCACCTGCTAGTGGTAAGCCTAAACGCAGTGTTATAAAAGTAGTAGAATATGACAACATAACACCAAAACCCACTTCATTGCAAGAATATCCGAAATCAGACGATTACATTGTATTAAGCAAAAAAACAGTCATTATATTAGTACTTGCTATTATAATAGTTCTAGCAGGTGGTTGGTATATGTTATCTAGAAAAGGAATGTAATAAATAAAATAAGAAAAAATAGTGCATTTAGGATTTAATAAATTGTTTCAAATCTATTCTATTTTTTGCACTTAGAGCCGATAAGACCCGCAATAATTTGAAACTGATACAACTACTTGGCGTGCACTCGGTTGTAATGCTCTACAATAGTGTGCAAGTATTGGTCTTCTCTTTGAAGAATGCCTAATGTTGAAAACCATGCAGCTGGTTCCCTCTTAGATTCAGGCAAAGCCAACATACCCATTAGAGCACCGCACGCGTGGTTGCGCCCATTTAGATGTGCGGAAAAATGCGTTCGTAGTTCTTCTCCGGACATAGTAATGATAGTATGCGTTGCAAACTCAGGAATAGGCAAAAGTTTGAGTTTGAGTTCGAGTTTCTTTAATTCCTCAGCTAATTCACGAGGCAATGATTCCAAGTGCAACGGAGAAGTTTGTTGAGAGCACATGTTTGTTGTCTTGATATATAAATAATTATATAGATATACTAGAATCAATTTTTGCAAATTTTTTCTGTTTAAGCCATTTGTTATGTGTTTTATTTGCTTTTACTAAAAAAAATAAAAATAAAAATAAAAATCAAAATCATATCATTGTAATGAGCAATCATAAGCTAGTCTATCACAAAACACGCAAACACTGCTACTGCTACTCTATACACATTGATCGCTGTACTCCACCGCCGGGTTGTCACGAACGCACCGGCACTGCTGCCTTGCACGCCCTGAGTTTGGCATTCACAATCGCCGGTTTTCAAGGTTCTGAGGGTGCAGCGCGATTGCGACCGCCACCGCTTCCAGTTCTGCCCTCACAGCTTCAATCTCACGTTCGAGGGCAGCAGCCTCCTCCTGTGGGAGGCCAGCAGGAGCATTGGCGTTCATCTTATTATTATATTTTTCAAGGAGCCAAGCGCGCTTCCCCCGAAGATTCCGAAGATCCTCAAATGGCATATTTTTCTCTTCCAGGACCATTTTTCGTGGATATCCAAGCAAAAGTTGTGCAAAAGGAAAAATACTAAAATGTAAGTGATATAATAATAGTCAATTTTTGTTTGTTTACACCTTTTTCCATTTTTTTTTATGTTAAAAAATTGAATTATTATTTATAAATAATATAAAGAACAAGTAATTTACAAATTAAAGTATACTGAATTTATAATGTCCGAAAATCGCAATAGTAATCAGGCTGGTCGTTATTCGACAGGTGGAGGTGATGCTCGTTCCTATAGGGATGGGGGTGGTGATAGGGACCGAGTACGTGATAGTGATTATCATCGTGGGCGCGAAGAGCGTGGTGATCGTGGTGATCGTGGTGATAGTGATTATCATCGTGGGCGCGAAGAGCGTGGTGATCGTGGTAATGGTGGTTATTACCGTCGAGATTACAATGGTGGTGGTGGTCGTTACAATCGTAGTCGTAATGACAATCGGCAGGAGCGTGAGGTAAGTTATAATATTGAAGAAAAGATACGGGAGAGTCAGGTTCAAACTTATGAAAGACAGCAGGAGGAATCTAAAGAAGTAGAAGATGCTAAAATTCCTCTTACACCTGATGAAATTAAGAGACGTGAAGAATATCTAATTCCTATTGAAACATTTGATGATCTAGGAAAAGAACTTGATCTCAAGATTATTCGAGGTGTTATGGCATATGGGTTTGAAACACCTAGTCTAATTCAGCAAAAAGCTATTCGTCCTATTCTAGGTGGATATGATGTTATTGCCCAGGCTCAGAGTGGTATGGGTAAGACTGCCACATTTTGTATTGGTGCTCTAGGACGTATTGATATGTCACAAAACCAAATTCAAACTATTGTTCTAGCACATACATTGGAACTAGCTATGCAAATTGAGTTTGTATTTAAGAACATTGGTCGTTATATAGATGTTCGCGTAGGTATGGCAGTTAAAAGTATTCCGATACGGGATAATATTGATCAGCTGCTAGGCCGCACTAACAATGATTTAATACCACACGTGGTTATTGGAACTCCGGGGCGTGTATTAGATATGTTGCAAAAGGAGGTAATTCTTGGTAAACATATCAAGCTGCTTGTTTTAGATGAAGCTGACGAACTACTATCAGATGGTTTCCTTAAGCAAATTAAGAGTATTATAGGTTCGCTAAGCCGCGATGTTCAAATTGGGCTATTTTCTGCTACTATGGAACCTGAGTTTTTCCGGGTGACACGTAATTTTATGCGTAATCCATTAAACATTCTAATTAAGAAGGAAGAGCTTACTCTGGAAGGCATTAAACAATTTTATATTGATTGTGAAAAAAATGAATATAAGTTTGAAACTCTTTGCGATTTGTATGCTTTGATATCGGTGAGTCAGACTATTATATACTGCAATCATTATCAATGTGTGGAGCAACTCACTCGCAAGATGCAGGAGAATAATTTCAAGGTGTCTTGTATTCACGGTAACATGGATGTTGCTGCACGTGAAGAGGCAATGAAAAATTTCCGTAGTATGAAGACGCGAGTTCTAATTTCAACGGATTTGTTAGGACGTGGTATTGATATACAGCAAGTGTCGGTAGTTATTAATTATGATTTACCACTTAAGATTGAGAGTTATATCCATCGTATTGGTCGTAGTGGTCGGCATGGTCGCAAGGGCACCGCAATTAATCTTATTAATATGAATGACCAAAAGAGGGTTAGTGAAATTGAACGGTATTATAATACCCATATTGATGTGCTGCCGAATGATGTCGCTAAAATTTTGAGCTAGATGTAGTGAGTTAATGTTATCATTTGATATGATATTATCAACTGATATTATCAATTGATAGATTTTATTTGATTCAGTATTTTAGCATTTTTTCTTTTTCTTATTTTCTTACATTGTATTGAAAATTAAATATAAAACTTGTATGCTAGGATCAATTAGGATAAAATAAAATAAGATAAAATAAGATAAATAAGATAAAAATGTTTGAATACATAGATAAAATTCTACCCAAGCAAAAAAGGGAGCAATCAACTGGAAATAGAGAGTATAAGATTTACCTTGATTTAGAAAGAGAACCAAATAAAGATATAAAAAAGACGCGGGATTTACCAGAACGGGAAATAAATTACTTAAGACAACTAAAATTAGAAAAAAAGATTAATAAAAGGGCATCGCAATTAAGATATAGATTGGAAGAGGGGCATGGTCGTGCCTTGTATATGATTGGTATTAAAGATGACGGAACACCGGAAGGTATTGAAATTGAAAAGCTATTTAAATCACTTAATTTTCTATATAAAATGGTTGAAATAATAAATGCCACTATGAAAAATATTAGAATATACTTGGGTAATTTGGAAGGGAGATATGTATTTACTGCAAGGATAGAGATACCTAACTATAAACCAAAACAATTAGTATCTATTTAGGAAACTCAGAATCCCGTAGGTTTACGAAATCTTTTCATTATCTCATTATCAATAAGAGAAAGTTCTAAAGTAACCTAAGGTTTCTTTAATTTTGCGGTTCTTTCAATGCGCTAAAGAGAGCTTTTAGACCAGCTTGATAATTTTGCTGGCATTGGGCATACATATTTACTAGACGATTACGCACATCAGTCTCTAGTGCTGCTAAATCTGCATAACTAATTTCACGAAGAGTAAAATGAGCTGATGTGTTGGTGTCACTGGGTTTCTCTTTAACAAGAACCTGCTTTTCTAGAAGAGTAAGAAGATACTCGCAATTATCTAGATAAACACTTTTCAAATCTTTATAGATTTTGAGATATTCTGCAAGCCGGGGGTCATTTAATGTAATTGGTATTTGTGCATTGTCATTTATATTATTGATACAGAAATTATCAAAATCATCTTCAGTAATTCTTAAATCAGCTTCCATTTGGGTTTCATTTGAAAATTTATCATATGTCTTAAAGGCGGTATTTACAATTTCTATAATATTAGGATCAATTTTATCTATCTTTGCATAAAAATCAACAAATTCTAGAAACTTATCTAGCAAGGTATTATTGGTCTTTAGCTCTTGTGTATTAATAGTATTATTTATAGTGCTAGTGTTCATCATTTTTTCATTTTCATTATTTTCATTATTTTCATTATTTTCATTATTGGCACCACCTTTTTGCGGTGTGTTGTTAATTTGTTTTAATAAATCATTGATTTCTTTTGTTTGATTATTAGAAGATATTGGTTGATTTCCAGTGCTTGGTACAGTAGATGGTTCTGCAGTCACGCTAGTATTATCTGTTTTAGGTAAAACTGATTCCATAGAAGTAGTAGGCATTTCAGACCTGCTAGGTTCAATAGGTGCTGTAGCAGTAGTATTTGCCGTTGCTTTAATTTCATCTAAAAAGTCATCTTCATCTTCATCTTCATCATCTTCATCTTCATCATCGTCGTCATCGTCGTCGTCGTCATCATATTCGCTTTCTGTGTCACTATCAGTTTCTGGCAAATCTTCTGTTACAACTGGAGAAGCTGGTTCCATAGTGGGTGCTGGTGCTGGTGCTAGATTCATAGTATTAGTTGTTGGTTCCAAGGTGCTGGGTGCCGGTGCCAGGTTCATAGTATTAGCCGATGGTGATGGTGCCGGTGCCAGTGCCGGTGCCAGGTTCATAGTATTAGCCGATGGTGATGGTGCCGGTGCCGGTGCCAGATTCATAGTAGGTGTTGGTTCCACAGTGCTAGGTGCTGGTGCCAGGTTCATAGTATTAGCTGTTGGTTCCAAGGTGCTAGGTGCTGGTGCCAGATTCATAGTAGGTGTTGGTTCTACAGTTTTATCTTGGGTGTTGGTTTTAATATTTGCAATAATTTGATTAAGTCCTTCGATTTTACTAATAATACTATTTAGTTTGGCATTTTCATTAGCTTTGAAATTACTAATATTCTTTCGAATGTTTGCGATATTATTAGCGGATACTTCCGGTAATTTTACTGAATTGCTAGTTTCTTGTTCTAAATTCTCTAAATTTTCTAAGTCTTCATTATTTTCGTTTGTCTCTTTATCTTCATCTTTATCTTCATCTTCATCTTCATTCGTTTCTGATAATTCACGTGCAACCATTGCATCTATTTCGGGCGATTCTTTGAGTGATGGATCAACAAACATAAGAAGATTCGATAGTGTTTTTACCAAAATTTGATATTGGTTGCGAACATTAGTTTTTTCTTCTTCTGTTTCAGTATCTTGCATCAAGTGATAATAATAAAGCATAAGCAATTCCTTAAAACCAGGTTCGTGCATAATACTCTGTTTTACGACATTAGCGATTGGGTCGCAAATACCAGAAATACCTTTTTGTTCATCCTCGCTGATAATAGTAAGTAGATTACGCAACCGATTGAGACAAATGTTATCCATAGGATTAACTGCAGTCAATACCGCAGAAATTAAGTTTAATATCTTGACATAATGAATGGCAATAGCATTACAAATTTCTTTTTTACTTACTTTTTTATCCTTGTTATCGATGCTAGGAACACTATTTCCAGAACAGGTTTCATCAGTACAATCAGTTCGCTCTCGACCAACCAATATATTACTCGCAAACTGTTCTAATTGTAGCTTAGTATAATTCTTGTCTAGATTATTAGACATAGTAATCGCAATTTTATTGCATTGCTTAGGGTTAAGTAAAGTAATTAGGTCACGAAACCGGTCTTTCTCTGCAACCTGTTGTTGAGGCTGTGCGTATGGTAAGATTAAATCGGTGATTATTAAATCCATCCTACGTTGAAAATCGGTTATATTATCATCTAGCTTCTTCGTTTTAAAGATATTTTGGATTTTATCAAATAAATTACTAAAGAATGAGGCCATCTTATGTGATGTGTAATGTGTGATAGTATGCCAGATTGCTTTCTAGAATATTCAACGAAATTATTTTTGTTTTTTATTCTCTGTAATCTCTGTAATCTTTGCAAAATTATTTTAGAATGGCTTCTAGAATGGCTTCTAGAATAATTACTTATTTCTCGAGGCAATAAAATTAAATCTATCTAAAATATAAGTAGTACATCTAGTTTGCAATGGATATTAAAGAATACACAAAACAAGTTAAAAAAGGATGTCATCTTATGGCACCACCATCACAACGTAAAGAATGTATGAAAGCTATGATGTGTAATTGGGAGCATTGTGAAAAAGAACAATAAGATTTAGCTAGCGCAGCTCTTACCGATGCGGATCGTGAATCCTGTAAAAATAAAGATTATAGCAAACAATTTGATTGCGAGCAAAAGTTAACTCTTAAAAAAGGTTTAATGGATAAAACCGCTGCGTTAAAACATTGCACTGCTAATAAATGCCCACAAATAAGAAATTTAATTAAAAAAGCCAGCCTTGAATTTGCAAAGAGATTACATTTTAAGAAGAATTCAATTCTAGCTCAACGGGAAGAATGTATGAAGAATCATTGTTCAAAGGAAGTACTAGAAAGGGATAAACAATTTGATCTGGTTGATAAAGGTGTGTATGAATGTGAAAAGAAATTTGCAACAGACAAAGAACAAATAAAATGTAATAGAAAACAAAATATGCAAGCAAATAAAGCTAATTTGAAGGCTGATGATTGCAGAAAAAAACATTGTGAAATGCAACTTAGCAATAGCAATAAAAAGAATACTACCAAGAGTGATAAAAATGGTAAAAATAATAAGAAAACAAAGAAAAATTAATCTAGCATTTGGCATTTATTGGTTAGAATTATTAGATGTCTACGCTAGATTCTTATGAAATAGATTATTCTTAGGAATACAATAATAATTACAAAAGCTTGTATAATTGATTCCATCATCATCATCATTATTATTGGCATCTTTTGAATAATCACGATTTGCAAAATGAGGTATATAAATTGGACGGCCTTTTTCACCTTCAAATGGTGAATCAAATTTAGAAACTGGATTAAGACCAGGTTTATGATAGAATAGTCCATCCTGCATTTGTTTATAGAAATGATAGGTTGAATCAGGTTCTATTACCATTGCACCTTTGTAATAGCCACGTGGACAACGAGTATTGAAATCCACTGGTATTAAAGTCGGATTATCTGCTAGAATCTTGCTATTCATTTGTGGGCATTTGTAAATTCGTTCCTTGGTTTTATCACTACCAGTACGTTTAATTAGTTCAAAATCGCCAGGTTGTGGTTTCAAATCTCCACATCCAGAATCGTCAATACATTCTTCAACTGTTTTATATTTCTTACTGCAAATCTCCGCACATTTTTCTTTAACAGCTTTAACTTGCCGGTTAAGAAAATAAGAATAACAATTATGAGAACCTTCAACTAAAGGATCTTTCCAGAGTTGTATATCTGGTTCAGGTTCATCACCTGATAACAATTTCTGCAAATAACTCTTACAATTTTGATGTTGTTGGCAGAAATCAGAATTTGTCAGTGCCTGATTGGGACAACGATCATAAGTATTAAAATCGGTTTCAGACTTATAATTAATACACATACATCTTTTAGGATTTTTAACTAAGGTGCTATCATCTTTAGGATTATAATATTTATAAACCCACTGACCTTTGTCATTTTTTGTATATAATTTTGTGAAATAATCTTGATTAAGGTTGCTAGATATACCGCTTTGCATTTTTCGTGTTTTATTTTTGTTTCTGTAGCTAGTAGCTTTACTATGTATGTTATAAGATTTTTTATTTAATTTTAATATTTTTTGTTTCCGTTCTAGATAAGACATTCTTAGTGTTTTCTATCTTAACTATCGATATTTATTTTAGTATGTAATAGTTCTAGAATGCAAAATATAAGTATAGTTTAATAATAGAATATTCTTAACCTAGCACTGCTAGAACTATTAAATACTAAAATAAATAAGAAATGGGTGGAGGTTTAATTCAATTAATTGCAGTAGGCATCCAAGATATATATCTAATCGGAAATCCTCAAATTACCTATTTCAAAACAGTTTATAAAAAACATACTAATTTTGCAATTGAATCCATTTATCAATCAATAGATGGTCGCACAGATTTCGGACAAACTATTGAAATTACTATAGCTCGTAAGGGCGACTTGATAAAAGATATTATTTTTGAGGTTGTTTTACCGGCATTGCCACAAGGTTCTAATGGTAGTGGTTATTTCTGGACTAATGGAATAGGAAATGTGTTATTAAAACAAATAGATTTAGAAATAGGTGGTCAATTAGTTGACCGTCATTATAGTGAATGGCTAGATATCTGGAGCCAACTTACTATAAATGAAAGTAAAATTGGATCTTACAATGCAATGGTAGGTAATTTTAATACTATAAGTTCCTTACAAGCTAGTGCAGCTAACCCTTTTAGATTGCAAATTCCAATGTTTTTCTGGTTTAATCGCGACTGGGCTCATTCTTTGCCATTGATAGCATTGCAATATCACGAAGTAAAATTAAAAGTATTTTTAAGAGATCTAGCGGCGTGTTATAGGACGCAGATATCAATGCCTGCATTAACGGGTTATAGTATTCAAAGTATGAATGTATGGGTAGATTATATTTACCTAGATATGGATGAAAGACGAAAATATGCCGAAAAAACACACGAGTATCTTATCGATCAGTTGCAATTTTCAGGTGATAGTACTATTTCTAATGATGCAGTAGGTGTTTCAGTAAAATTAAATTTCAATCATCCTGTAAAAGAATTATATTGGATAAATACACGTAATGATTATTTACAAGTTGACCCATTAAATGGTAATCAACAATTGAATTATTCTCTTGGACCTAGCATTTTAGAAACGTTTACGAATGGATTATTACAATTAAATGGTATTGATAGATTCAATTCTAGAAGTGCAAATTATTTTCGATTAGTCCAAAATTATCAATATCATACTCGATATTCATCTAAGAATATATATACATATTCATTTGGACTTTATCCGGAACAGTATCAACCTAGCGGAACCTGCAATATGTCCAAGATCACAAATGTAAATCTTTATCTAGATTATAACGGAATCAATAATACCGGACAGAATCAAATTCTCAAAGTTTTTGGTGTTAATTACAATATATTTCGAATTATGAGCGGAATGGGTGGTTTATCATTTAGCAATTAGTAGCAAATTTTGTTTTTGGGTTTTGCTGTTTTTGGTTTTATGGATGGTTTCTAGCTAAATAAAAATTTATTCATACATATTAAGTATTCTAGCCTATTAAATAAGAACTAGGTAAAATACAATGTCCTATGCGCAAGATGCAACATTTACTAATATTGACCTAAATAATATAAATACAAATTTAATACATCAGACAGGAACAGGTGTATTTTGGATTGATTCGATTCACGGTAGTTTAAAAATAGGTCATACCGGTAGCAAAGTATATATTGATAGTGATATATATGCTGGTGGCAAAATATATGGATTGACAGGTGAAACTGGATATACTGGTCAGACAGGTGCTACCGGTCTTACAGGCAGTATTGGTATGACTGGGCCAACAGGTGCACTGGGTAATATAGGTACTCCTGCTACATTGGGATATTTTAACTCTAGTAATATATCAATTCCGGATTCAGTAATTACACCAATAGCTTGGGATACTATTGATGGTTATTTTTCACAAGGAGATGTAGGTTTATCTCTAGATAGTGGAACCCATTCTATATTTACAAATACTGATATTCTAGATGGTGTATTTGTTATTACCGGAGAATTGAATTTAGTTCTAAGTAGTTCTGGAATTGTAGAAATTTGGATACAACCTAGTTGGAGTGGAGAAAAATATAGTTATCAACAGTTATCTCTAAATACTGGGGAACAAACAGCTACATTTTCATCATCATTGCTAGTTGAGTCGGGTGATTCTTTTAAAGTGGAGATATATCAAAATACTGGTGCGGGTTTGATTCTAGTAGAGAATAAAGCACGAATTAATATTGTAAAGATTAATACGGCTCTATATGGTCCTACTGGTTCTACAGGGCAGATTGGACAGACTGGATACACGGGACCAATTGGCCCACCAGGTGCTACTGCTGCCTCTAGTATTCTAGCATTAAGAAGTTCAGGAGCGCAAACTGTGGGTAATACACAATATTTAAAAGTTCTTTTTGACCAAACTGATGATATTAATTATGGTGTTATGAATGTTTCTACTTCGGTAGTGGCCGGTGGTACTCGTATTACCAATTCTTCAGCAGGAGTAATTCAAATAAATGTCGCATATCAAGTTATGTTTAGTGAAATATCTGGAACATCCGGTCAGAATACACGAATTACATATATATCTCTAAATGATGCTAGTCCTCCTCCCCCTAGTGGCGGATATACCAATTTATATGGATTAGTTGCATTACAAGGTGATTTATATGGTACTACTTGCCAGGGTTCCTGCCTATTAACTTTACAGCCTGGTGATTTTATAGAAGTTTATGCTTATCAAAATTCTGGTGGAGCTTTAGATATTGGTGGAACAAATGGAAATATTAAATATACTAATCGTATACAAATAACGGAATTATATATCGGGCCTACTGGACTAAATGGTTCTACTGGATCTATTGGTTCCACTGGATGGACTGGTTCACAGGGTAATACAGGTGCTACAGGTATGACTGGTTCACAGGGTAATACAGGTGCTACAGGTATGACTGGTTCACAGGGTAATACAGGTGCTACAGGTGCTAC